CGTTCTTCGAACCGGAAGCCAAGCCGGAAGCGAAGGGAACGCCAGTCACACAACCGGCACTGCCGGACATAGACGTGATGGTCTACGCCGCACGGCTTCAGGCCATCTTGGAGCGTGTCGAGGCCGTCGAGCGCGGCAGGCGGCAGCGAAAGATTGACGCGCTGATCGCACAAGCGCTGAGCATCATTGAAGAGTTTGAGCAGGACGAAGACGACGCCGATTTCCTGATGATGGCGGCGTAAGGAGGCACCATGCCAACAACGGCTGATGATTTTGTGGTTCGCGGGATGCCATCGGCGCTCGCGACAGAAGTCGCGTTCCAGTTTGATAACGCCGGGTCGCGTTCTGACGTGCGCTTGATGGGCCTTGGAATGCCGCAGGCCACCGCGACGGAACTTGTCCGACTGATGGCCAAGCCGTCGAATTATTTGACGCAGGGGCCGACAAACCTTGCCGCGCTTGGGGTGCCAATGCCGCTCGCGTCTCATCTGATTACCGCAATTCAGGCAACGTAAGGGCGCAACCATGCCAGTGATTGAAATCGCAGGCCGCGACGCCAGCAACCTTGTTGTGTCTGCTTTGATCGACACGACGGGTAAGCAAATCGTTGTTCCCTATGCTGCCGATGCTTTGGCGTGGCGCTACGCTGCCGGTGCGTCTGGCATTGTCAACACGACAACCGCTGTCACGATCAAGACGGCAGCTGGTGCGGGGCTTCGCAATTATATTACATCGCTCCAGATCAATGCTGACGCGCTCGGAACGGCAACAGAAGTCGCCATCCGCGATGGAGCCGCCGGGGCGGTGTTGTGGCGGGCGAAGATACAGACCGCAGGCTTGCCGCTGATGGAAATCAACTTCCCGATTCCGCTTCGTGGCACGGCAAACACTCTTCTCGAAGTCGTGACGTTGACCGCAACGACGACGGGCGGCGTTTACATCAATGCTCAAGGCTTTGCGGCACCGTGATGCGCGGGCGCTGGATTTGGGACCGCCACTCGGGCGAACTCGTTGACGTGGAGGAATGGGCGCGTCGGCAGAACATGCCCGCACGTTCTGAAACCGTCCCGATGCCGCATTTTGTCCGCGATTGCATCGAAATGAAATCGATGGTGGACGGAAAAATATACACTTCGAAAGCCGCTTATCGGCAGCATCTGCGCCACAAGGGCTACATCGAAGTCGGCAACGAATGGCTCAAGAACGAGCCGAAGAAGCCAGAGCCGAAGATCGACCGCAAGGCGATACGCGACAGCATCGGCAAGGCATTCAATCGCGTCGGCGTATCGGTCGACGGCTAAACCTAGAGGCATCATGACAGACGAAATCAACGGCGCTCAAACCGCCGAAGACGAAGTATTGCCCGATGACACTGTAACGCCGGAAGTCGAAGCCCCGGTGCCTTCACGGCGCGAGGCGATTGACAAGGCGTTTGCGTCACTGTCCGACGATAACGGGCCAGTGGAACGCGTGCGCGACGATCAGGGCCGCTTTGTCCGCAAGGATGGAGCAGAACAGCCTGCGGCAGAGAAGCCTGCCAGCGAGCCTGCAAAGCCCGTAGAAACGCCCGCGCAGGAGGCGGCAAAGCCAGCAACCGACATTGAGCCGCCATCACGCTTTGCCCCGGAAGCCAAAGCCGCATGGCAGGCAACGCCCGAACCTGTCCGCAAGGAAGTGCAACGGGCGATCAACGAACTCACAAGCGGTATTGAGAAATATCGCGAGGCGGGCGAAGCGTATCGAAATATCGAGCATTTCGACCGCATGGCACGCGAGACAGGCACCACGCTTGTGGACGCGCTCAACAATTACGTCGGCATCGAAACGATGCTGCGGCAGGACCCGATCAAGGGCTTTGCCACCATCGCACAAAACATCGGCCTTAACCCCGCTGAAATCGGCGCGGCTTTGGCTGGCCAGCAACATCAACCCGGCGCGGCAGATCAGACGATCCATTCGCTGAAACAGGAAGTCCTGGCACTCAAGCAACAGCTTGGCACCGTGACTGGCACAATCCAACAACAACGCCAGCAAACAACGTTGCAACAGGTCGAGGCCTTCGCCAAGGCCAACCCGCATTTTGACGTTGTGCAAGAGACTATCGCGCAGATGCTCGAAACGGGCTTCGCGAAGTCGTTGCAGGACGCATACGAGAAGGCAATTCGCCTCTCCCCCGAAGTTCAGGCGGCAATCGCCGCTGAAACCGCCGCTAAAGCGGCACCGCCCGCGCCTCCGCCTCATACGCAGAAAGCGCGCCTCTCTATCACCGGAAGCCCCGCCACGGCCTCAAACGCCTCCGCCACGCCTCCCGGTTCCCGCCAAGACGCCATCAATCGGGCGTTCGCGGCAGTCGGTATCAACTAAAGGATCAACCTCATGGGCATCGTCAGCAATGCGAAGCTGCAAGAGGCGTTCTCGTTGGCGCTGGAAGATCGTTCGCGTGGGTACGCCGATCTTGTCAGCAATAACAACGCCATTCTTGCGGTGATGAAGAAAAACGGCGGTTGGAAATCGTTCTCCGGCCCAACCATCCGCGAGCGGCTTCTGTATCAGGAAAGCGGTACTTATGTCCGCTACTCCGGGTACGACCCGCTCAACCCCGTCCCTGTCGAACTGTTCAACGACGCCGAGTATACGCCGAAGCTGGCAGCGGTTTCGGTCACGCTCTCCATGGAAGAAGTGCTGAAGAACTCCGGTTCTAATCAGATTATGGACATCATGGACGAGCACATGGCGGCGGCTGAACGCGAACTGATCGACCGCTTTGTCGAAGACCTCCACTCGGACGGCACCGCGACAAATCAGATCGGCGGTCTTCAGGCGGCGGTTCCGTCCACCGTGACAAACACCTACGGCGGTATTGACCGCAACACGGTGACGGCATGGCGCACGGGTTCGTATAACGACACCGTGGACTTTTCGGCGGCCACTTCGGCGGCGAATATTCACGATCAGTACACCCGCGTTCTTATCAACCACACTCGTGGCAAGAGCGGGCCGAACTTGATCGCGGCTTCGTCTTCGCACTTCCGATTCTTCCAGCAGGCCACGGTCGCTTTGCAGCGTGTGACCAAGGAAGGCGGCAGCGCGAGCCTTGGTTTCCCGTCGCTGGCTTTTGCCGGTGTCGGTTATGAACTCGACGTGGTGCTTGAAGGTGGGATCGGATCGGCAATGCCCGCCGACACGACCTATTTCCTTGCCCTCGGCGATCAGGGTATTCGGTTCCGCTACCATCCCGACCGTAACTTTGTTGCGTTCGGTGGCAAGCGTGCGCCGGTCAATCAGGACGCGATTGTGCAGCATATCGGTTTCTTCGGAAACCTGACGATTGCCAATCCGCTGTTCTGCGCGAAACTCTACTAAGGAGGAACGCATATGTCTTGGCGTCCCGCTGAAAACTTCCTGATTGCTCAGAAGATCACTGATACTTCTGACGTTCAGACCATGCCGCTTGGCACCATCATTCGGGGCGTGCACCCGACTTATGGCGCGGGCGAATTCATCTACCTGGCAGGCGCGGCTTCCACGGCTGTTGGGACTTGGGTCACGTACAACGCAGATGACTGGTCTACGACCCGTCTTGCTGCGAACGCTATTGGCCCCGTCGCTGTCGCCATGTCGGCCTCAGTCGCGAATAACTGGGGCTGGTATCAGATCAGCGGTAAGGCTGTCGGCGCTGTCCTGACGGGCTTCGTTGATAACGCCAACGTTTACGCGACCGCCACGGCGGGCAGCGTTGACGACGCTATCGTGGCAGGCGACCGCGTAAAGGGCGCTGTCGGCGCGTCGGCTATTGGTACGCCTTCCGCTGGGCTTGCTGAGTTTGAGATTGCTCGCCCGCTCATGGATGATGGCCTCGCCGCGTAAGTGGCTGAAAAACGACGAGAGGGGCGGCAATGGTGCCGCCCCTTTTTCTTGACCCAAGGAAACCCCGCGACATGGCCTCAAACGCCCGCGACTTCTCCAAATCGTGGCCTCAGTTTTATGTTGAGGCAATCGAACTTAAAGCCGAAAGCGAACGCGCCGGACGCGCCATCTTCGAGGATCGCGAGTTTGTCCGCATCCTCGTCCCCGGCGACCGCCTGTTGAACGTCGTTCATCAGGTCACACCAGAAATCATTGATCGTTTCCCCGAAGCATACGCGCGCTGGAAGGCCAATCAGTCTGAGAGCGTCATCGGCACGCCGCTTGAGCAGTGGCCGCCTGTCACCAAAGCCCGCGCTTACGAATTGAAGGCGATAAACATCCGCACCGTTGAGGAATTGGCGGGCATCCCGGACGGCGTTCTTGCCAATCTCGGCATGGGTGGCCGGGAACTTCGCGCCAAGGCGCAGGCATGGATTGCGGCGGCCTCTGGCAACGCGCAGGCCGGTGCTATGGCGGCAGAGAATGAAGCCCTTAAGCAGCGCCTTGCGGCCTTGGAAGATGCCATCGCCCGCATGGTTGCAGCGCCCCCTGCCCCGACTGAAGAGCGCAACATCGACGAACTGAGCGACAAGGAATTGCGCGACTACATCAAGCAACAGTCTGGCGTTTCGGCTCCGCCAAACGCGAAGCGTGACTGGCTGATTGAGCGCGCAACCCAGATCGCCAACGGAATGACTGAGGCTGCCTGATGACGATCCTGAGCGCCGTTCAATCCGCCGCTGTTAGGCTTATCGGCTCCAGGCCGAGTGCTGTTTTTTCAGCGACGGACGCGACGGCGCTCCAATTTCAGGATTTGGCAATCGAAAGCGCCACCGCCATCGCCAAGGCGCACGATTGGCGCGAATTGACATCACTTGCCACTATCGTTGGCGATGGAACGACGGAAAGTTTCGCGCTCCCGACCGATTTTGACCGGATGAAGCGCGAGACGGGCGTTTATGTGGACAACACCATTCGCCAAATCCAGCCCGCGCAGGACATGGATCACTGGCTACAGTTTGTTGTGAATGACATTGTTGGTACGCCGGGTTTCTGGATTATTTTTGGCGGGCAAATCCATATCAAGCAGGCGCTTACCGCGACGGAAACCGCGAAATACTACTACCAATCGACAAAGATTTTCGAGACGGGAGGCACGCCGACAGCGTCATTGACGGCAGATACGCAGACCTTCCGGCTGTCCGAACGTCTTTTGACCCTTGATATGATCTGGCGTTGGCGAGCGCGTAAAGGCCTCGACTACGCGCAGGACAAGGCGAACTTTGACCTTGCGTTCGGCGAAGAGGCAGGACGCGACCGTGGCGCGCGAATGCTGGCAATGGGACGCCGCCGCTATGCGTCCGGCGTTGACTTCGCCTATCCCAAGCAGATCACGCCATGATGCAATCCATACAGGCGGCGGTGCAGCGATCCGCTAGGCGCGTTGCCAAGACGAAGACGTTCCCCGCCCCTACGCGCGGCTGGATTCGGAACGAGAATTTGTTGTCTCCCGGCGTTGCGGGCGCGTCGCTTTTGGATAACTGGATACCGCTTGAAAAGGCGGTACGGATGCGCGCGGGCCGCACGAAATACGCAACGATTGGTTCGGGAGCACAGTGCACCGCCATCATGTCCTGGGCGTCTGGTGGAACTGAAAAGCTGTTCGGCGCGTCGTCTTCCGGCATTTACGACATTACGACCGTTGCCGATCCGAACGCCTCGCCAAGTGTCGCGCAGGCGATGACGGCAGACACCTATTCGTGGACACAGTTTACCAACGCGGCCGGGTCATGGCTGATCGTCGCCAATGGCGTTGATGATGTGGTGCGATACAACGGCACGTCATGGACCGGCACGAGCGGCATAACAGGCGTTTCGGGCGCCGATCTTTCGGCGGTGTGGAGTTTTAAGGCGCGGCTTTGGTTCGCGCAAAAATCGACCTTGGATGCGTGGTACTTGGGCCTTGATGCGATCACCGGGGCGGCTACCAAACTGCCCCTCGGTGGCATCTTCCGCGATGGTGGTTCGCTCCTGTTCGGCACGTCGATTTCAATCGATGCTGGCGACGGGATCGACGAC